CAGGCGAAGCTGACGAAACTGGTTCTCATCCGCAGGCGTCTCCTGTGCTTTATGGAACGCATCCCTGACTTTATCGATGGTGATGGTGTGCCCCAGAGAAGGGTTGGCCTTGTACCAGTTTGCTTCGCTCGTCCAATCCGCATCGTCAGGAAGTCCAAAGATAACCGGATAGAAGCGTGGATCGACCTTTCGCCCTTCCAGCACATCAAGCGCTTTCTGGTGTACCTCCCAGCAGATGCTGTTGCGGTCGGTGCCCGCAGTCGTAAGAAAGAACCACAAGGGCTGCCGTCTTGCATCGCCGCTGCCCTGCGTCATTACGTCGTAAAGGGCTCGCGTGGGCTGTGTGTGAAGCTCATCAAAAATACAGGCGCTGACGTTCAAGCCATGTTTGGTGGCCACCTCCGAGGACAGCACCTGATAGATGCTGCCGGTGGGTTGATAGACCATCCGTTTCATGGACGGAATGATCTTGATGCGCTTGCTGAGCGCCGGGGACTGCTTGACCATATCGACAGCCACATCAAACACAATGGCTGCCTGCTGGCGGTCACTGGCGCAGGAGTATACCTCGGCTTTCCATTCATCGTCATTGGCCAGCATATTGAGCGCGATAGCCGCGCCCAACTCGCTCTTGCCCTGCTTTTTCGGGATCTCGATATAGGCGGTGGTGTACTGACGCATGGTGGGATCATCATCCCGAACCGTACCGAACACGTCCCGGATGATCTTCTCCTGCCATGGCAGCAGCTTGAAGGGCTTCCCATGAAACTCGCCCTTCGTATGTTTCAGGTATTCAATAAAGCCGGTCACGCGCCGGGCCTTTCGCTCGTCAAACATCGCCGTTCCACCCGCCCTTCAGCAGCTTCTCCATAGGGTCGTCCGAGAAGGTATCGTCCGAGCCGCCGCCTGCTGCAATGATGCGGGCACGGGTCGCGGGAGTCAAGCCAAACTCGGAGCAGAACGACTGCATAATCTTCAGGTTCTGCTGGGCAATAGACACCTGCGGAACCTGCTGCACATAACCGGACGGCGTTTGAAAAATGGAGCCGTGCTGGCTGATGAACTCCTCGGCTTCCTTCCATCTGGCATATGCCTGACAGTACCCCTCGAAAGCCGTCAGGTCGGCCATGGTGAGCACACCCATGGCTTCAAGGGAGGGAGCCAGCCGCTTCCATTCCTTTTTCGCCTCCGGCAGCAGCCATGTCGGGCATTTGATGCTGCCCTTAGGCGGGATTGGCTCATTTTCGTTGAGCGGTCGCTTGCCCGGATTGCCCTCAAGGATTTTGAGCGCCGTGGGTTTGGGCTTTCTGCCTCTGGTCGCCATGATGGTCACCTCCCTTCGCAAAAGATCATCTTATTAGGTAGTAAGAACAGCTTCATACGGTAGCTCCTGCCCATCCCGAAGCACGCTGATGGGTGCGTTCGGACAGGCTGCCCGGAACCGCTCCACAATGACGGTGGCGTAGCGCGTGTCAAGCTCCATGGTGTAGCAGATGCGATCTGTCTGCTCGCAGGCCATGAGGGTACTGCCCGAACCGCCAAAGGTATCCAACACAATGGCGTTGGGCGCGGAACTGTTCTTAATGGGGTACGCCAGAAGCGGCAGCGGCTTCATGGTCGGGTGCAGCTTGCTCTGTGTGGGCCGGTCATATTTCCAGATGGTGGTCTGCTTGCGGTCAGAGAACCATTTGTGCTTGCCGTTGGGCAGCCAGCCATACAGTACCGGTTCGTGCTGCCACTGGTAGGGACTTCGGCCCAGCACCATGGTGTTCTTTACCCAGATGCACACGCCGGAAATGTGGAAGCCCGCCTCCTTGAACGCCCTGCGAAAGTTCAGCCCTTCGGTGTCCGCGTGGAAGATATAGGCGGATGCGCCTTCGGCCAGATGCGGCACGATGGCCCGGAACGCTGACAGGAGGAAGTCGTAGAACTTCCCATCCTCCATATCGTCGTTCTGGATGGTGAGCGCGTCCTTGGTACGGCCCACGATGGACACGTTGTACGGCGGGTCGGTCACGACGAGATTCGCCTTGCTGCCGTTCATGAGCAGGGCGAGGTTTTCAGGCTGCGTGGAGTCGCCGCACACCATGCGATGGCGGCCCAACGTCCAAACGTCGCCCTCCTGCACAAAGGGCTGCAGCTCGTCCGCGTCGATGTCGCAGTTATCGTCCTTCACGTCCTTGTCATGGACTTTGGAGAACAGGTCGTCCACCTCCGCAGCGTCAAAGCCAGTCGCGCCCAGATCATACCCGGAAAGCTGAAGGTCAGCAAGAAGGTCTGCCAGCGCCTTGGGTTCCCATTCGCCGACCGCCTTGTTGAGGGCAATGTTCAGGGCTTTCTCGTCCTGCGGGTTTTCAATATGAACCACCACGCAGTCGATCTCTTTCACGCCCTCCGCGACCAGCACCTTGTACCGCTGATGGCCGCCCACGATATTGCCGGTGACCTCGTTCCAGATTACAGGGTCGACATAACCGTAGGTGGTCATGCTGCGCTTGATCTTCTCATAGGCCGGATCGCCCGGCTTCAGGTCTTTGCGTGGGTTGTATTTCGCCGGTTTCAGCTTTTCGACCGGCACCTTTTGCAGCTTCATATCCGTATTCATGCATTCTCCTTTATCAGCATAATTTCCCTGATTTCCAGCAGAATAATAAGGGAAATTTCTCTTAACAGGTTGACGTTTCCCTTATTTCGTGGCATAATTTAAGGGAAAGCGATTGGAGGTAAGGCAATGAGAGAATTTCATTACGCAGCGATTCGGGAGCAGAAGTGGGATTCCGAGATACTTGGCCTGATCGCCGCCATCTATAAAGAAGCCGGAAAGCAGGAGATGTATCTTAAGCAGCGCCCGGAGGAGTTGGAAAAGCTGGTAGAGATTGCGAAGATTCAGAGTACCGAGGCTTCCAACGCCATCGAAGGCATTGTTACCACAAGCACGCGCATTCGCCAGCTGGTGGAAGAAAAGACCACGCCACGTAACCGCGATGAGCAGGAAATTGCCGGATATCGTGACGCACTGAGCGTCATTCATGAGAACTTCGACGTTATCCCGATCACCCGCAATTACATTCTTCAGCTGCACAAAATTCTTTACAGCCATATGAACAATCCCATGGCCGGTCAGACAAAGAGCGTACAGAACTACATCAGCGCCACTTATCCGGATGGTCATACCGAGACGCTGTTTACACCCCTTGCTCCCTTCGAAACGCCGGACGCGCTGGATAGCATCTGTAATGAATACAATCGCGCTATAGGTAATCTGGAAGCGGAGCCGCTGATTCTCATCCCGGTTTTCATCCACGACTTTCTGTGTATTCATCCCTTCAACGATGGAAATGGCCGAATGAGCCGTCTGCTCACTACCCTGCTGCTGTACCGCAGCGGCTTCTATGTGGGCAAATATATCTCATTGGAAGCCAAGATTGCGAAAAACAAAGATCTTTACTACGATGCACTTCGGCAGTCGCAGACAGGCTGGCACGATGGTCAGGAAGATGCGATTCCCTTTATCAAGTATCTGCTGGGTACCGTACTTTCTGCTTATCGCGATTTTGAAGAGCGCTTTTCCCTCGTGGAGAAGAAACAGTCTGCGCTTGAAATGGTGAATCAGGCAACACTCCATAAAATCGGTCGATTTACCAAGCAGGATATTCGGGAGTTGTGCCCTTCACTGAGTGTCAGCTCCGTCGAAGGCGCACTTCGCAAGCTGGTCGCATCCGGCGAACTGGCACGAGAAGGCAGCGGCAAGAGCACCTGCTATTACCGGCTTAAATAGCCATTGGGAATACCACCAGAGATCGTCCTTCGGGGCGGTCTTTTTTTGTTTTGGGGCTAATACCCCCACCCCTGAATTTTGCGAAAATTCACGCGAGAGGGGGCCGCGGTCTCCAGCCGAAACAGCCGAAGGATTCGATCCCCCCTTGGGGCACAGCGGAACGCGGCGGCGCGGGGCGGCGGCTGTGCCGGAGCCGGGCGGGCGCGGCGGGAAGGCGGCGGTGTGCCTCGCCGGGGCGGGCACGGGCGGGCTTTCGCCGGGCGGCGCGTAGCGGGCGCTGTACCGGGCGTAGCGGCGGGCGTTTTCGGCGCGGGTAGCCGGGGCGTTCCTATCAGGCGGCGGGTCGCCAACGGGGCGCGGGCGGGGCTTGGCCGCGTGAGCCCCACAAAGGCTGCGTGTCGGGCGCGACGGCGCGGGGCGGGCACGTTGCCGGGCGGCGGGGCGCGGGCGGTATACGGCGGCTTTCCGGGGCGGACGCGGGGAAGGCGAGGGACGGGACGGCGGTATACGGCGGGCGGGACGGGTATAGCCGGGGCGGCGAGCCTATTGCCGGGGTACGGCGGGCGGCGGCGCGAAACGGACGAAAAACGCTCTGCGCTGCGCGGCTTGTGTAGGGTTACAGGCCACAGGTGGGGATGGCGGCAGCGGCGCGGGCGAAAAGCTCCGTTTTCGCTATATAAGGAAGCGCTTTTTATGGGGCGCGGGCTTTGTCGATTCAGAGCTGATTTGCCCCCGAAACCTTGTTGCTTTGGTCGGGTTGCTTTTTCGGCGGCGCAGAGTGATGAATGTGTCACGCCGAGCGGGGCGGGCGAAAAGCCCCGCCGGAAAACGAAAACGCGACACAGCGAAAGGAGCACACCCCATGAAAAACCAGACTTTCGGCATCGAGATTGAAACCACCGGCTTGGGACGGGAACGCACGGCCAAGGTCATCGCCGCATACTTCGGAACGACCGCCCGCTACGTCGGCCACCACCTCGGCGACTGGCACATACCCATGCCAGACGGGCGCAAGTGGGTGGTCGAGCGCGACGGCTCGGTCACCGACCCCTCTGCGGAGGTAGTCAGCCCGGTGTGCCGCTACGAGGACATCGGGATGGTACAGGCGGTGGTCAGAGCTATTCGAGCGGCAGGCGCGAAGGCCGACGGTTCCTGCGGCATCCACATCCACATCGGCCTCGGCGAGCA